CAGCGCCGAACCCGGCCAGGTCGCCTGGTTCGCGATGGGGATGCCGCCTTTTGGATGGCTGAAGGCCAACGGCGCCGCCCTGTCGCGCACTGCCTATGCGTCGCTGTTCGCGGCAATCGGCGTCGAGCACGGCATCGGAAACGGCTCGACCACTTTCAACATTCCCGATCTGCGCGGTGAGTTCATCCGCGGCCTAGATGACGGCCGCGAGATCGACACCGGCCGGCTGATTGGCACGCACCAGGCCGCCAACATCCAGAGCCACACGCACACGGCGTCGGGCGGCAACCACACGCACACCGCGTCGACCGGCACCGACAGCGCCAACCACTACCACGGCGTCAACGGCAACACCGGCTACGTCAGCGTCGACCACACCCACGGCATCACTTTGCCGGGCGCGCAATCAACGAATGCCGGTTCGGCCTTCCTCGTCGCCCCGCACAACATCAATCTCGGCTTCAACACCGGCGGCATCAGCGCCAACCACTACCACGGCATCGGCATCAACAGCGGCAACGTCAGCGCCTGGCATACACACGCCGTCACCGTCGACAGCGCCGATGTCACCCCGACCATTGCCGCGGCCGGCACCGGCGTCGACACAAGGCCGCGCAACGTCGCGCTGCTCGGATGCATAAGATACGCTTGAGGTCTGCGAAATGAGGGTATGGCATTATCGTGCGGAAGACCGGGTCTACAACGGCCTGACATCGCTGGCCGACCCCTCGCCGCTGGAGCCTGGCGTCTTCCTGATCCCGGCGCACGCCACCGAGATCGAGCCGCCGAAGGTGATACCTGAAGGTCAGCAGGCGCATTTCGACGGCTACGGCAAATGGGTGCTGGAGTTCATCCCGCTACCACCGAAGCCGCCGCTGCGCGAGATCCTGAAGGCCGTGCCGGTGCGCGGCTTCGGCGGCAAGACGATCTTCGAAGTTTTGAGAGGCGAGCCATGAGCAGCAAGGAAATCGTCACGGCGGCGGCAGAGCCGGAATTCTACCAGCGCGTCGCCTTCATCGCGCTGCGGGTGGCGCATGCCAAGGCTATGGCGTCCGACAGCGACGAGGACACCATCGGTTACGCCAACCGTGTGCTCGCCGGCAGCGACAACATCCTGATGCTGGCCATGCACATCGCCGCCACCAGCCATGCGATTGCCGAGAAACTCGAGCAAGGCGCCCCCGGCGACATCACAGACGGCCGCATCGAAGCGGCCATAGAGAACGTCTGGCAGTCCCGCGCCAGGGCCTTCAGGCCGGTGGCCCTCCCCGCCGTGCCGGGCGCCGGCGACCAACTGGACGACAGCAATGTCCCGCCGCGCGCCGATCACGATAACCCGCCGGCGCCGCCGCCGCTGCCGCCGCCGCTGATGCCGGAAGCCGACATCAATCTCGGCATATTGCCGATCCCCGACCGGCTGATGCCGCAGGATGAGCCAGAAAAATGAGTTTCAATTTCCCAGACAACCCGGTGCCAGGGCAGTCGTTCGAACCGCTCGGCGGCGTTGCGTATGTCTGGCAACCGCCTGTGTGGAAGCGCGTGGCGGTCGGCAGCGGCGTGAACGCCGACACGCTGGACGGTCTGGATTCCACTTACTTCGCGTCGGCCGGCTCGGTCACGCTGAAGGCAGATATTGAATCACCCACCTTCACCGGCAACCCGACCGCGCCGACGCCGGCGCCGGGGGATGCGGATACTTCCATTGCAACGACCGCCTTCGTGACGAGCGCGCTGGCGGCTTTCGCGCCGTCCGATCTGCTGAACCGGCCGTACTCCTACGCCGCCGGCACTGCGGCGCCCGGCTTCGGCCAGATCACGATGGACAGCACCGGCCTGCCGCTGGTCACCAAACTGTATGTCGACGCTTTCCCTTCGGACGGCTCTTCGAACATCCTGCCGCTGATGCTGGCGACCATAAAGCCCGGCGGCGTGGTCATGCTGCAAAAGCCGCTGGACGTGCAGAATTACGTCGTTTTCACGGTGGTCGCGGCGCCGCTGAACATCGGCAGCGGTGACTATGTCGAAATCGGCGTCAAGTACGAGGTCACCTTCGGCGCGATCAACCCGGCGATGCCCGTCAATTTCCTGTTCGCCATCGGCGGCGGCGGCGGCGGCGGCGTCACCATCAGCGACACGCCGCCGGCACTGCCGCAGCCTGGCGCGCTCTGGTACGAGGCCGATTCCGGCAACACCTACGTCTATTACGACGACGGCGATTCGAAGCAGTGGGTGCAGATCAACATCCAGCCCGCAGCGCCGACAGCGGTGCCGCCGGGGCTGACGGCGCAGACGCGGAATCGACTGGTCAACGGTGGCTTGCAGGTGTCGCAGGAATATGGACGCGCTGCGGTGACCGCGACCAATCTCTATATCGCCGACCAGTGGCGTTGCGAATGGGGTGGCGGCCTCACGGGTAGTTCATATGCGTCGGAGGTAGGCCCGCCAAAGTACATCCGCATGTACTCGAGTGCGGTCAATGCCGTTGGGAGCGCCTACGGATTTCTGGTCCAGCCCGTCGAGGGCATCAGGATCGCTGATTTTGGATGGGGAGCCGCCGGGGCTTTGCCGACAGTCCTGCGTTTCAAGGCTAAAAGCAGTGTCGCCAATCTGGTGTTCAGCGCGGGCCTTCGCAATGGCGCGAACACCCGCGCCTTCTTCCGCAACTTCACCGCGTCGGCGACATCGAATGCGTGGCAGGATTTCGTCATGCCGATCCCCGGCGATATAACGGGGACGTGGCCTGTCGATACCAGTGCCGCGATGCAGGTTTTGTTCACGGGCATGGCCACTGTCGGCCTTCAGACACCAGCGGGGGTCTGGGCGGCGGGCAACTTCATCGCCGCTACCGGCATCGGCAATGTCTTTTCGGCAGCGGCCCAGTGGCTCGACATAGCCGAAATCGGCCTCTACCTCGACCCCTTGAATACGGGAGTTCCGCCGCGCTTTGAGATGCCCGACGAGGCGGCGGAACTGCTGGCGTGCATGAGGTATTGGGAACGGACCCAGAATGTCCTCAACCCGACAATGTACGGGTCGGGGCAGTACAAGGCCATCAAGCGCACCGCCCCGGCGCTGTCCATGAACGTCGATGCCGGTTCGGGTTCGACGGCCAACCCCTTCAACGTCTCCGGTTTCAACCACTCTGCGTACTACGTCACGCCGCATTCCAATGTCGGCCAGGGCAACGTCACCGCGAACGCGAGAATGTGATGGGCTATAATTTCCCGAACTCCCCCAGCATGGGCCAGGTTTTCCCGGTCCCCGGCGGGCCGACCTACGTCTGGAACGGCGTGGCGTGGAACGCCCAGACCCAGGGGATGCCGGTGACCGTCTACATGAGCGACACCGCCCCGGTGTCTCCGGCTCCTGGCCAGTTGTGGTGGAACAGCACCACTGGGAATCTCTCGATCTTTTACGCCGACGCGGACAGCACCCAGTGGGTGCAGGTGTCTGGGAACCTGTCGAGCACCGCGCCCAACGACGGCAACGAGTACGTCATGGCCAATGGCGTCTGGCGGTTGAAGGCGCAGACTTTCAATCTCGCCGGAAAGAACACGCAGGATGTCACTGTCCCGGCGTGGGGGCCGTCACAAGTGCGGCTCACAGCGAACTGTTTCAACAACACCGTCGCGATAGCCCTGTATCTTCAGGTCAGCATGGACGGCACGAATTTCTTGGGTGGCACTGCCTATTGGTCGGCGGGGTTCAATCACTACACTGGTAGCCTTGGCTTCGCGAGTTTTGCTGGCAGTAGTGCTGCCCAATGGCAAATTTCAGCCGGGACCGATGTCAATCCCAACGTACCGATAGATGTCGAGGCTGTTGTCGGCCTAAAACCGCCATCCGCGCTCAACTATTACGGCTTCAAGGCAAGGACTGGCACTTACAATGGCGCGGCAGCGCAGTTGTGGTCGCATATGTTTGTTCATGGTCAGGTGCAGGGAACTGCCGCAGGGGTCAAGGCCGTGCGCTTCTACACCGCTTCAGCGAATGGCTTCAGTTTCGGCAACCTTGTCGCGGAGTGGTTGCCATGAGCATAAATTTCCCGAACGCCCCGGCGCAGGGCCAGACCTTCAGCCCGCCTGGCGGCTACCAGTACATCTATCTCGATGGCGTCTGGCGCGTGGTCGAGGCATCGCAGAACCTCACGGCGCTGCCGAGGAATCGGGTGGTGAACCCCTGCTTTCAGATATCGCAGGAGTTCGGCACAACGGTGGTGGGCAACACCCAATATCCGGCGGATCAATGGTCGTGCGCGGCCACCATTCCAGGCGCGTCGTCAACTCGCTCGGTAGGTGGTAGCGGCGGGACATTGAACATCTACACCGGCACCGCCAAGCCTGCGCTGACCGGCGACGATTACATGGCAGTTAGCCAAGCCATCGAGGGAATAAGGGTCGCCGATTTCCTGTGGGGGTCAGCGGCGGCGAAGCCGATTGTCGTCAGTTTCGAGGCTTACGGAACGCTGGCTGGTACGTACTCTTTTGCCCTGCGCAACGGAGCGGCAGACCGCTCGTATGTGGCGACTTTTCCGTTGGCCGCGAGCGTGTGGACGCAGGTGACTATCCCCATAGCGGGAGACACGACCGGGACGTGGCCAACGACCACCGCAAGGGGCATGGACATATGGTTCACGGGGGCGTTGAGCGGCAGCAGCGGGCTGGTCGGCGCATTGGGGTGGAATGCCGGGAACAAGATCGGCGCTGCCGGGACATTTAATGCCGCAGCCGTCATCAACAGCCCTCTCTACATCAGGAATGTCGGCCTCTATCTCGACCCCTTGAACACCAGGACTCCACCGCGCTTTGAGATGCCCGACGAGGCCGACGAGTACGTTGCCTGCTGCCGCTACTACGAGCGGTTTCCGGCGACGGCGGTGACGGTGCCGTCAACCAGTTATGCGCCCCACGCTTACAAGGCCCGCAAGCGGATAGACCCGGCGCTGGCGATTGTTGCTGGCAGCGCCCTTGGAGCCGTTTGGACAGGCATCGCGTGGGGCGGCGATTGGGGCGCACGACAGACGGGGCCGGGATCAGGTGCTGCCGACCAACTTATCGCTGCCAATTCGAGGATGTGAACCATGCCATACGTATCAGCACGCTACGCTCCACCGCCGCCAGCCGACATGCCGACGACGCGCAGCCCTGGCGACCCGAAACAGGTCATCGCCACCGATGACCAGAATGTCGAGTGGTGGCTAGACGAAGCGAGCCAGGTGGGGGACTGGCTCCGCTATATCGAAAACGGGGGTACAATAGATCCGGCCGTAGCGGCGAAGCCCGCGAAAAAGGAGAAGACGAAATGATCATCACCTCTTCCCGCACCAAGGGCGATCTTCGCGTCGTGCTCGGCGGCGACGACGGCAAGACCTATCACTTCAAGAACGACGAGACGGCCGAAGCCTGGATGGTCGGCAACAGCACTGGCCTGCCGACGCTGACGACGCTGACGCCGGCAACTGCCGTGGCCGGCGCCGCCAACACGACGGTCACGCTGACCGGCACCGGCTTCAGTGCCGCTAGCGAGGTGCTGGTCAACAACATGCCGGTTACCAAGGTCTTCACCAACGCCACCACGATGTCGACGGTGCTGCCGACCCTGTCGCTGCCGCCGATACCCGCACGTTGGGAGATCTCGGTGCGCAACGGCGTCTACCAGACGGCGGCGAAGCCGTTTGCCTTTACGTAAAGGAGAACCTCGATGCTCGGAACGCTGGTCTACGTCCTGATTGTGGCGGTCGTCATTGGATGCGTGTGGTGGGTCTGCGACTTCCTGCCCGTGCCAGAGCCGCTCAATAAACTGGTGAAGGTGCTCTCGATAGTTGTCGGTGTCATCGTCATTATCTACGCCTTGATGGGGCTTGCGGGCCATATTCCCGCCTTGGGATGAGCGAGCCGCCGCCCCATCACGGGCGGCTGGCGAGTGCAGCGCACGCCATCAAGTCGCTGTCGCTCGCGAATGTGCTTGTGATCTTTTTGCTGCTGGCAATGGCCGGGCCAGCGTATGTGTTGTGGAAAGCAGTCAACGACCCCCTGTTACTGGACCGCTTTTTGAGCACGTACAGGGTCGTCCCTTCGAACACCGGCTGCGTCATCCGCGCGGCTTCCGAGGGTGGTGCGCCGGAACAGTGGTCGATCTCGACCGGCTTTGCCTATGCCGGCACAGAACAGTACACGGTCGGCGTCGTCCTCGACCATGAGCCGGCCGACGAGGAAGAGGTCGCTGCCGCATGTGCTACCTTGTTGCTCATTGTCGAGAAGATGCATGAACAGTGAAACGCGTGTTCACCTTTGCTATCGTCCTGCTGTGCTCGACAGCACATGCGGAGGCACCGTGGCCGCGCGGAGACGTGGAGTTTTCCGCGACGCAGTGCCGCGTGCTCAAGCAGATGAAGGTCGACGTGCGCTCGATCTGCGTCAAGAAATACCCGGCCAGAGTGCCGCCCGAAAATCGCAACAAAGGAAATGATCGCGATGACACCGAAGATCAGCAGCCTAGCACAGGTGGAAGCCCAGAACCCCCGGCCTCCGCGCCGGATACGTCAAACCCACCCACTCAACCAAATCCGCCTGGTGGCGGTGGAGAAGGCGGCGGCGGAACTGATCCAGGCGGTGGAGGAGGCTCTCCCGGCGAAGGTGGCGGCGGTGGGCCTCCTGATGGAGGAGGTAATGGCGGCGGCGGTGAAGGCGGAGGAGAAGGCGGTTCGGGCGGCGGCGAAGGCGGAGAAGGTGGCGGCGGTGGCGACGGAGGTGGTGACGGAGGCCAAGGCGGAGGCGAAGGCGGTCAAGGTGGCGGCGGCAATGGCGGCGGCGCGGGCGGAGGCGGAGGAGACGGTGGAGCAGGGGGCAGCGGCGCTGAAGGTAATGGGAACGGTGATGAAGGTGGAGGACGACCGTCACCGGGCTAAGGAACGTTTGGTGTCTAAACTTATTCGGGGAACAGACGATGAAGAAGCCGATGATTGGCCTGAAGGGGCTGGGGACGCCGACGAAGAAGAATAACCCGTCGCTGATCTCGCAGCATTCGAAGCAGACCAAGCCGATCACGCTGGCCAAGGTCTGGCGCAAGTGAACTGGTTCTGGAACAGCCTGTGGTGGCTGATCAGACAGGACGAGCGTTATGACGACCGCAAACTGATCGACCCGACTGCGCCGCGGCTGAAGCCGTCGCGTGCCGACGCCGGCCAGAACATTCGCATGAGGCATGAGAATATCAACTGGAAGGCGATGGACGATGATTGATCGCGATGTGTACTTCGAAAAAGTGAGATCCGATCTGTTCGCGGGCGCCATGACGCAGCAGCAGGTGGACGGCCAGAACGTCATCATCGGGCTGTGGGACTATCAGGCGACCGGCTCGCCGATGTCGGATTTGAGGTGGCTCGCCTATCTCCTAGCAACGGTATATCATGAGTGCGCCACCAAGATGTGGCCAGTAACCGAGTACGGAGATCAAGCATATCTTGAAAGTAGAGAGTATTGGCCGTACATAGGAAGAGGTTTCGTGCAACTTACCTGGCGTGAGAACTATGAGCGGGCTAGCGCAATACTGGGCCTTATCGACGACCGTGATCTTGTTGATCATCCTGATATTGCTCTGGACTCGCTTATAGCGGCGCGCTGCCTGTTCCGCGGCTGTGCGGAGGGCTGGTGGACTGGCAAGAAATTGGGCGACTATTTCAACGACGAGCGCGACGACCCGATCAATGCGCGGCAGATCGTCAACGGCAACGACCGCGACGAATTGATCGCCGGCTATCACGACACCTTTCTCGCAGCGTTGGAAGCGGCCTATTACGAGGTCAATGCCAGATCGCCCACAGCACCAGGATGGATAGGAACATGATCACCAAAGCGAAGGCGATGCCCCGCAAAAAAGGGTCCATAGCAAAGCCGCCTGTTGTCGCGCACAAGTCGTTCAGTATGACGTATGGTGAAGTGAAGGCCAGCCCAAGCGGCTGGCTCGATGCGGCCCCCGAACTAGAGGAAACTTCGATGTCAGATTTTGAAACCGATGTCGCTGCGGTCGTTGACCAGTACCGCAACAAGATCAACAAGCAGTGGGCGTCCAAGGTGCTCGCCAACGCCGGCGAGCAGGCCGAGAGGGACGAAGGCTGGATCTGGGACGAGGTCAACACCCAGCCGGCGACGCCGACGCTGTCGGCGCTGGATCCGAACACCGCCGTCATCGGCGACGCCGATCTGGTGATGACGGTGACCGGCGCCGATTTTAACCCGACCAGCATCATCACCTTCAACGGCGGCAATGAGCCGACGACCTACGTTTCCGCCACCGAACTGAGCACGACCATCAAGCCGGCGACCGCGACGACCGCCGGTGCCTACCCGGTGACGGTCAAGACCAGCACGCTCGAAAGCGACCCGCTCGATTTCACTTTCACCGACCCGGTCACGCGCTCGGCTAAGAAGTCCGCGGCCGACGAGGACGAGGACGAAGACGAGGACGAAGGCGACGAGACGGTTGCCAAAAAGAAGTCCGCCAAGAAGTCGAAGTGAAACGCACACCCGAAGAGAAACGCTACCTGGCGCTGTTGCAGCGCCAGGCTGCGGTCCACAGGGCGCGCGACGACCTCATCGAGTTCGCACGGTTTATGAAGCCGGATCCAGACAAGCCGGAAGACGTGAGCCGTTCGCTCTATCACGTCGCCAAGCACCACACGGCTATCGCCGCGGCGTTGGAGCAAGTCGAAGCCGGCAAGATCCGCCGCTTGATCATCAACGTGCCGCCGCGGCACGGCAAATCCGAATTGTCGTCACGACTTTTTCCAGCCTGGTCGCGAGGTCAGTGGCTATATGGAGGACAATCTCTACAGCCAGGTTTTTCCGAAATTCGAATTGCGCACGGCGTCGGTCGACCGCCTTGAATCCATGCAGGGCGGCAAGGTCTTTTTCGTCGGCCGCGGCTCGGCGATCACCGGCCGCGGCGGCGTCGGCCTGCTCATAGACGACCCGATCAAGGACCGCGTCGAGGCCGACTCAGCGGTCACCAGAGAGAAACTATGGAATTGGTTCAATCAGGTCGCCCGCACGCGCTTGCTGTCGCAGAACGGCTGGATCGTCATCATCCAGACGCGCTGGTCGGAGGACGACCTGGTCGGCCGGCTGACCGATCCGATGAACCCGTCCTACAGCGCGATAGAGGGGCCGAAGTGGCGGATCATAGATCTCCCCGCCATTGCCGGCGATCACGACCGGCTCGGTCGTAAGGAAGGCGAGGCGCTGTGGCCGGAACGCTTTCCTGTTTCGTATTTAGAGGAGATGCGGGCGGTCGACCCCCGCGGTTTCCAGGCGCTCTATCAGGGATCGCCGACGCCCGACAAAGGCAACTTTTTCCCGGTCGAGAAGATCCTCACCTATGGCCGCGGCGACATGCCCGACCGCAAGAAGATGCGCTTTTACGCAGCCTCAGATCACGCGGTGTCGACGCGGCAGGAGCGCGACAAAACCTGCCTGATGATGGTCGGCCTCGATGAGGACGAGAACATCTGGGTTATGCCTGAGATGGTGTGGGGCAGGTTCCCGACCGACCAGATTGTCGAGCGCATGATCGACATGATGGACGAATACCGCCCGCTGCACTGGTGGGCAGAGCGCGGTCATATCACGCGCAGCATCGGCCCGTTCCTCCGCAAGCGCATGCTTGAGCGCGGCGTCCACTGCTCGATCTACGAGATGACGCCAATCGCTGATAAAATGTCTCGCGCGCAGTCCATTCTCGGCCGCATCGCGATGGGAAAAGTCTTCTGGCCCAACTTTGCGCCGTGGTGGGCGGTGGGCATGAAGGAACTACTCCAGTTCCCCTACGGCGCTCGCGATGATCTGGTCGACACGATTTCGTATATCGGTCTTGGACTCTCGCAGCAGCAGCCACTCAAGCGCAGGACCACGGCGCCGAAAGTTGTCGCCACCGGCACGCTCGGGTGGGTCAAGGAACAGTCGAACCTCGATGACCGCCGCCGGCGTATGGCCAGAAATGGCGGTTGGTAGCCGTATCGTCTAAGTTGTGATATTCCGCGAGGCACAACTTAAACACGCGCCGCGCAGGTTGTTAGATGGCACTGCCGCCGATTGGGCCGACCGCGACCGGCTCACCTATACTCGACGCGCTCGGACAGGTAATTCCTCAGATAGTCGGTGGCGAGATGCCACCGGGTGCCGGCATGAGCGTCGGCCCGCAGCCGACCGGCCCGACCGGCCCTGGCGACGAATACACGCACACCACGCCTGAAGGCGAAAAGGTCATGCCGCGCGAGCGGCCAGAGCCGGATGAGCGCAGAAAACACCTCGTCGGCTCGCTCTCCGACATGATCAAGCAGGCCAAGTCGCACTGGCAGAAAACCTTCCGCAAGATGGAAGACGACCAGAAGTTCTGCGCCGGCGCGCAGTGGCCTGAAGACCCCAAGAAAATGGCCTTCAACGATGTCTACGACGAGGATCTCTACGTCGCGAACATAACTTTGCAGCACGTCCAAAAACGTGTGGCCGCGCTTTACGCGAAAAATCCGAAGGCGGTCGCAAAGAAGCGGCCCCGCCTCCTCGCGACGACGTGGGACGGCTCGATGGAATCGCTGGCGCAAGCCGAGGCGACGATCAAGCAGGCACAGGCGGCGCTCATGGGCGCACCTGCCGGCATCCCCGGCATGCCGCCGGGTGGCCCTCCTGGCTCACCCCTAGGCGCTCCCCCACCAGGAGGCGCAGTACCACCCGGCGTACCGCCGGGGGTGCCTGGCATGCCGATGATGGCGCCGCCGCCACCGCCGATGCCGCCGCCCGAGGAGATGCTCAACGCGCAGGCGGTGATGGCCGACGCGCAGAGCGTCAAGCAGCAGATGCAGATGCTGAACAAAATCGGCCGCACGCTGGAGATCCTCTATTCCTACGAGGTCAGCGAGCAGGTGCCGTCGTTCAAGTCGGCGATGAAGATGACGGTGCGCCGCGCAGCGACCAGTGGCGTCGGTTGGACGCGCATCGGCTTCCAAAGAATCATGGGCATGTCGCCCGACCGCGACACCAGGCTCGCCGACATGCAGCGCCAGATGGATCTGGTGCAGCGCGTTTCGGCCGACATTGCGGACGGCGAACTCGATACTGACAGTGCATCGGCCGAGGAGATGCGGCTGGCGATGGAGGCCATCCAGCAGGAGGACGAGATAATCCTGCGGGAGGGCCTCCAGTTCAGTTGGCCCAAGTCGACCGCCATCATTGTCGATCCGCGCACCGTGCAATTGCGCGATTTTCTCGGCGCCGATTGGGTGGCCGAGGAATACATTCTCACCATCAACGAGATCAAAGAGACGTACCAGGTCGATGTCGGCAAGAGCCATACTTCCTACGAGCGCATGGACACCGGCACCGACTACGAGCGCGCCCGTGCCTCATGGAGCACCAGCGGCGAAGACCCCAACGTTGACGATGGCGACAGCGACAATTGCGTCGTCTGGGAGATGTACAACAAACGTGATGGGCTGGTGTACATCCTATGCGATGGCTACCCCGACTTCCTGCGTGAACCATCGGCTCCAGATATCTTCATCGAGCGGTTTTTCCCTTGGTTTATGACGGCCTTCAATGAGGTGGACGGACGTGTTTATCCGATCAGCGATGTCTCGCTTATCCGCCCGATGCAGCGCGAATTGAATCGCTCGCGGCAGGGCCTGCGCGAGCACCGCTTCGCCAACCGCCCGAAGATGGCCTACGCGGAGGGCGTGCTCTCCGAAGACGATGTCGACGTGCTCCGCATGCACCCGGTCAACGCGCTGATCGCCATTGCCGGATTGCAACCCGGCCAGGACATCAACCAGGTGCTCCAGGCCATCAAGGGCGTGCCGGTTGATCCGAATCTCTACGAAGTGAATCCCGTTTTTCAGGATTTGATGCGGGCTGTCGGAGATCAGGAGGCTGATCTCGGTGGGACCGGCGGCGCGACGGCGACCGAAAGCAACATCGCAGCGTCAGCGAAAGGTTCGGCTCTCTCATCGGCTATCGATGACATTGACGATACGCTAACGGGCATCGCTCGCGCCGCCGGGCAGATCCTGCTTCTCAACATGTCCGAGGAGATGGTGAAGAACATCGTCGGCCCCGGCGCCATGTGGCCGACGCTGACTAAGGCCGAAGTCAGCAAGGAGATCTACCTGGAGGTCGAAGCCGGCAGTTCCGGCCGACCCAATCAGGCGCAGCAACTCCAGAACTTCGAACGCCTCGCTCCTATCCTGATGCAACTGCCGGGTGTAAAGCCGCAGTTTCTCGCCAAGGAAGCGATTCGCCGCATGGACGACACCATCGATGTGGACGAGGCAGTCGCGGAAGGGCTGCCGTCAGTCACCTCGATGAACGGCGGCAAGATGCCCGGCATGCCGGGGCAGGGAGATCCAAGCGCACAGGGGCCGCAGGGGGCCAACAACAACCCGGCCGCACCGCAGCCCCGCCCAGATGCTCCAACCGCACCCATGAAGCCGCCAGCCGGCGCCGTGGGCAATTTTAACTAGAGGGAACCATGTCAGCCGAAGACGCCGCAGAAGCCGCATCGCCCTCAACCGCATCGGAAGCCACGTCGAGTCCTGCCCAGGAATCCGCGGCTCCATCCACCTCGCAGCCGGTGACGCCGGCTGCGGAGCCGGCCAGTAAATCCGCCAAGGAAACTGTGCTCGACGCGGTCCTCAAGGTCATCCCAGCCGATACCGAGACGGACCCGCTGGCAACCAAGCCGGAAGACACCCAGCCCGAAGAAGGGACGACGGAAACAGAGACTGAAGACGACGACGAAGCGGAGCCGGCCCCAGAGGCATCGACCCCGCAGATCCGCAAGAAGATCCAGAAACTGCTCAAGAAATACCACACGCAGAAGAAGGAACTGTACGAGGCGACACAGGAGTTGGCTGCACTTCGGCCGACTTCCGAAATCGGTCACCAGATGCAGACCTTCGCCA